AATATATCAGACCAAACATTTAATTTGGATAATTTAGATATTCATAATATTGAGGAACCTAAATTGGATTTATTACCAGACCTTTTAATCGATGAAATTGAGGTTTTAGAATAGTTTGCGTAAAATTGAAAATAAGATTGTTCTTAAATAATTTAATATATGGCAAGCGTATTTGTAATTGCAGGAGTAATTTCAATAACATTTTTATTAGCAAAATTTTTAGAAATGAGATATATTGAAAAGGAAAGTAAACCATTAAAGGTTTTAATTCGAGATGCTCTAGTTGTCTATTTTAGTGTAATAATAGCAAATTTTGTTATGGAACAATTAAATACAGCAATAGAAAGTAATGGTGGTGGAAAAAAAATGACACCAGTTTTCACCGATAATCCATCATTTTAATTATTATATCAATTAATAATAAATGAATTTTCTTTTACTATTAATTTCATTTTTAAATTATATTTATGCGTCAAATTTGACAGCAACATCATCATCTTGCTATTGTACAACTGTTCCTTGTCCTATTTCTGGGGCAAATTATTTAACAGAGGGAGGTGGTGGAACTGGAACATATTATTATTCTCTCCATAATAATATTCCAGTAGTTACATCAGCTCATGTTCGGATATCAATCAGCAATATGGACAAGGGTTCAGATACAACAACTTGCACACAAAATTATGCGCGTTCATTAGATGATGATGGAGTACAAGATTGTGATGCAGGACATATATTGGCACATCGTTTAGGAGGTCCAGGTAATCAGCCAATTAATATATTTCCACAAGACTTAAATATTAATCGCGGTTCTTACGCACAATTTGAAGATAGTATTTATCAATGTATTACGACAAAAGGTGTGTCATATGCCGATTTAGCATGGACTTTTTCTTATTCATCTACATCTAAAACAAAACCTAATGGGGTAACATATGATGTAAAATATACAGGAGGAACATGTAGTTCAATAACAAAAACATTTACTAATTAATTTAGCGCCCAGTCCATACTTTTACAATAACTCTTGGTATAGTGCCTTTTTTTAAGTGCTGCATATATTCGTTATAACTATATCCCCATCTCTGATACTTCATGATGTCACCAAATAATGATTTTTTTCTATATAATATTGGCGATTCTGTAGAAAAAATGCAACCAAATATTCTCTCTAAACAACATCTATCTGGTCTGGTTTTAACTACATTCACCAAATTTGTAATACTATATTTATTTTCTATTGATTCAAGAAAATTTAAATTAATATACGACTGAACACCAAAACAGCCAATCCATTTTTGATATGTCATACCTAATGCTACAACCTCTTTTGTTAATTTGCTTTCTAGTGTTTGATAATTTTTTAAACTTCTCATAATTCTTTTCGTATTTTCAACATTTTCTGTATCAGAATAAAAAAACCATAATGGCATTACATTTATACCATTCATTTTTTCAAAATTAATTCTTCTATGAAAAAATACACTATCATGCAAAATAACTGCATTTTTAAAAAACTTCATTTTTAAAAAATAATAGTATGGTAGTAACTCACCTCTTCCTGGAAACTCCGATTGAATAATTTGTAAATTTCTATAATCAAATTCTGGTTTTACATAATTATAATTACTATTATCATCGATAATAACAATTTTTATATGTGGATAAAATGTTCTTATTAATTTTACACTATGGTTCCAATATTTATTTGTTAATTCAGAGTTTACATGTCTTGTAATTATAAATCCAAATAAGTCACTCATAATATATATAAATATTATCTATTATGAATATATCACAAAAATAATAATTGTAAAATAAAGTTTAATCACCTAAATATATGATGGTATTTTATCAATATCAATTATATCTTCAGGATTTTTAATCCCTCCAGTAAATTTTGAGAACTCATCAAATTCTGGTCTTTCTAATTGAGCTTGAGGGGTATGATAATGAACACAACGTGCAATCATTTTATATAATTTGAATTCTGGATATCTCTCTACTCCGTTATTCTTATATAACATATTTATACCTTTATCATCTAAACACCACTCAAATACTATACGTTTAATAGGGTCTTGTATTTTACTTAAATCTTTCATTTCCTCAAAATCATCTATAATATAATCAAAAATAGAGCATGCTAATCTACATAGATCAAAACTTGGATTAGGTTCTAATCTTGGTTTTTTATCATTAAAGTATGGTTCAGTATTATATTGGGTAGCTGCGTCACCACCTGTTTGAAAGCTATCACTACAAAATACCTTACCATCAAATCTAAAAATACTTCTACCAAAATCAATTATTTTAAATATACGACCAAATGTTGGAACTTTGTAATACTTTTTCTTATAGCAATAATATAAATATTTCTTATCGGTCTCATTATACATTACATTATTAGTATGTAAATCGTTGTGTGTAAAATTAAAAGCCTTTTGATATGTAATTAAAATCATAATAATTTGCATAAATGCGGATAACCATTCTTCTGTTGACAAATCTTTTGTCAAAATTAAGTCATCAAATGTATTTTCACAATATTCCATTCCAATAACTTGAACAGGAAATTTTGGAATAGTTACTTCAATAATCTCTTCTTCAAAATCTTCTTCATCATCTTCTTCATCATCGTCTTCAGTCCAATCAGCATCATCATTTTCAGTTCCCTCACTATTTTTTTCATGTTTCTCTGAACCTGAATCGAATACTTCTGGTTCGTCACAATTTTCACAATCTTCATCTAACTCATCATTATTTGTATGAGATGAACGAGATGAGCAAGTTGAATTTGACTTAAGAGTTACTTGATGTTCGGTATTCATTGTTGAATTTGTTAAGTCAATTAAATCCATAGACATATCTTTTAAATCATTCAAACTTAAAGTAGTATTGCTTAAATCAGTTGCAGTATTATCTTCAAAAATATCTTCAAATAATTCATTATCAACAGATTTTAATGATTTTAAACTAATATTATTACCGATTGTTATTGGTTTCAATTTTGATGTCTCTTGTTGAAATAAATGTTCATAATCATCAATTTTAAATAGATTATTTTTATTTTTATTAAAAAACTCTGAATTATTTAAATAGTCAATATCATCAAATACATTAATTTTAAAATCATTTTTGATAGCTAAAAAAGAACCATAATAATCAACACCATGAGTAAACTTATGTGTATGTCTTAGTTGACTTGAAAAAAATAAAAATAAACCATCAACGTATGCAGAGTTATTAAAATCAACCAACTTAGAATTGCAGTCTTCAGTATTAGAATCAAGTTTTGGTAAATTAAATAGTTTTGTATTTGAGATATCATATTTACCAATCATATATTTGTAAGGGTCTAGTAATGGAGCCATTTTAAAAAAAACTTCTCTATCTTTTACCTTATTTGTATCAATATTCTTAATTCTACAGTTAAATAAATTATCACTATCATCAACAATGCTTTCTACATTTGAAATAAACCATTTATTATTGAGATTAATATTATTATAATTTGTATCATTTAAATTGAAAAATCTACTATAAATAGGAATATAATTTTGGGTTTTAGAGAGATTTAATAACTCGGGTTCTTCAAATCGTTTAAACAATTCGATATTCTTCCTCTTTTGATAATTAATGCTTACCATCTTTAGCTAATTAAAATATAAATTAAATGTGTTTTTAACTAATTATTGAGAGAATATATTAAATCTCTCTAAAACATCTAAACTAAAATAATCATCCTAAATAAAATTCTTTAGCACGTTTAAAATCCAATTAATTTTCTTTTTTAAATATTATACAATGACCCTTGAACTTAAAAAATTTGACATGAAAAGTATTCAATTTAAGCCTAATGAAAATAAAGGTCCTGTTGTTGTTTTAATCGGTAAGCGTGATACCGGTAAATCTTTCTTGGTAAGAGATTTGCTTTGGTATCAACAAGATATTCCAATTGGAACTGTTATATCAGGGACTGAAGAAGGTAACGGGTTTTATGGCAAAATGGTGCCGAGATTATTTATTCATAACGAATATAATTCGGCTATTATTGAAAATATTTTAAAACGTCAACGCACAGTATTAAAGCAAGTTAAGAAGGAAATGGAGACATATAAACGCACTACTATTGATCCTAGAGCATTTGTTATCCTTGATGACTGTTTATATGACAATACATGGTCTCGTGATAAACTTATGCGTCTACTTTTTATGAACGGTAGACACTGGAAAGTAATGTTGGTTATTACTATGCAATATCCTCTTGGTATTCCACCAACTCTTAGAACAAATATAGATTATGTTTTCATTCTTAGAGAGAATTATATTGCAAATAGAAAAAGAATTTATGAGAACTATGCCGGTATGTTTCCTACTTTTGAAGCATTTTGTCAAGTTATGGACCAATGTACTGAAAATTACGAATGTCTAGTAATTAATAATAACTCAAAATCTAATAAATTAAATGATCAAGTCTTTTATTATAAAGCTGATGCTCATAATGATTTTAGATTAGGTTCAAAAGAATTCTGGGAATTATCTAAGGGATTGCCCGATGAAGACCAAGAGGAACAATATGACCCGACTAAGACTAAAAAGCGTGGAGGGGGACCTAAAATTAGTGTTAAAAAAGTTAATAAATGGTAATAAATATTTAAATTATTTATACTTTAAATATTTATATTTACTTCTTATTTGCAAAAGGTCCTGATTTTAGTTGACTTTGACCATAATCAGACTTTCCAATAACAATATTATCTCCTTCAAATAATTCTCTACTAATATCAGCAGTTGAAATATTTTCTTGTTCACCGAGAGCAAATTCTTGAGTGCTTGCATTATTAACACCAACTAAATCACCTTCCTCATCAAGTGTTTGTGATAACGTATTACCAGATTTTTCAGCCTTTTTAATATTATCTTCAATT